GACAGCTTCATCTATTACTGGGGTATTTAGAGAGAGATTAAATGGTATACAACAAAAAGATGCTGTAACTAATGTTCAAACATCTGTTAATAATTCTTTTATTATAACAAAACAATACTATCAATAGATGGATGTAATAGTAGAAGAAATTTTATTAGATGCTCTAAACTTAGCAAAAATAGTATTCAAAAATGGATTAACAGGGACTATTATTCTAGGAGATAAATTACAAAGAGTATTTACTGCTCTTCCAGAATTTTTTACTATTAGTGATTATGATATTCATATTGTAACAAGTACGGATATAACAAGACAACTTGAATAGTTAAAACAAATTGTTCCTGATTTAATTAAATCCCAAATAATGGGGCCAGAACTTATCGTAGAAGCAGTTACAACAAGAAGTGTTTCAGATTTTAGAAGTAAAGTTTAGAAGGCTATTAGAAAACAAAAGGAAGAAAATAACCAACTAATGCAACTTCAACAACAAAACGAATAGATGTAGCAAGAATTACAACAAATACAAAAACAAGCAGAACAACTTTAGCAAAAGGTAGAACAACTTAATGAAGCTAAGATTCAATTAGAATCTCAGAAAATCCAAATGCAAAATGAAGTAGAATGGTACAAAGCTAGAACTGAGCGAACTTATAAAGAATCAGTTGCAGAACAAGATGCTAAACGTACACAAATTGAACTTTATCAATTGCATGATGGAAACCCTTATAATGATGAAGTTGTTAATGCTCGTACTTAAAAATAGTAATTATGAAAAGAGTAAACGATTGTGGCTGTTGCAACGAATCTGATTTTGATGGACAACATAATATAGTAGATTGTGCAATTTTGCTAGAATGTGGAGATTATATTTTAACAGAGTGTAATAGTAAAATTTTAAAGGAAAACTATGGAATTTGATAACATTAATTTTTACGGAAGACCAGAAGAAAGACACCCAGATTGGAAAATGGAAATTAGACATTCAGACCACTGTCCTGGACCACATCCCGGACCAGGCCCATTTCCTCCTCCTTGTCCTCCCCCTCCTTGTCCTCCTCCTTTTAATCCTGAACTAAAAGGAATTTATGATTTAGCCGTACACGCAGATCATGTAGCACATAAAGCTTTAGATATCGCTGGTTCCGCAAGTTTAGATGCTGTAGGAGCAAGAAGATTAGCTGAACAAGCTTTGAAAGTTTTAAGCAAAGTTTCAGCTTTAGCAGACAAAGCTAATGTAAAAGCAGATCGTGCTTTAGCAGAAATTGACGTTATAAAAGGAGATTTAGCAAGACTTTTAGACGAGTTAAATCAAACTCAAAAAGGTGCTGGATTATCTCCTGAAGGAAAATATATTAAAAATACTGATGCTGAGTATATAAGTAATGCTACAAGTTTAGCAGACGCTGATAACAAATTAGATGCCGCTATAAAAAGTGTCTCTGATGAAGTTGTTGATTTAGAAGATCTTGTTAGCGACGTTGCAGCAAAAATGAATTTAGTTCCCAATATCATTAGTGCCGTAGGTCTTGATGAGGATGGAAATTACGTTCAAGCAGATGGATATAGAATAATTAATACTGCTGGCAATGTTTTAGAGGCTACAAAAAAATTAGATAGAGCTATTACAAATTTAAAAGGAGATGTAACAGCTAACACCACTGCTATCGGTGAACTTGATACAACTGTAACTCAACATAGTACTGATATTACAAATCTACAGAATACAGCAGATGAATTAGATGACAGATTACATGATGTAGAATATACATTAGGACAAGGTCCTAATAGTATTAGCGAAAGATTAGAACAAGTCGAAAGATAGGCTTCGAATAATTCTGATGCTATCGGAGATTTAAGAACAGCTGATACTAATATTACAACTTCTATTAATAATTTAAGTGAGATAGTAAGAACTAATACCGGTAATATTACTACTAATGCTAATGCTATTCAAGCATTGCAAGGTAAAAATTTAACTATCGATCGACAGGATACTGCTCAAGGTGCTAGTTATACATTAAAATTTGGAGGAGTTGCAATTTATCCATCTATTAATGTAGATAAAGAAAGATATATAGAAAGTGCTAGATATGATTCTAGTAGTAAGAAAGTTATTTTAACATTTAATGATTCTCAGCAAATAGAAATTCCTGTAGGAGACTTATTTAATATTTATGAAGCAGGAAAAGGTCTTGAATTAGCTTCTGATGGAAAAACGTTTAATGTTAACTTAGCTTATCATGCTCAAGCAGAAAATGGTGGATTAC